CGCCACCAGATCCCCGAAGGGTGTTCCTTCTGCTGGTTGAGCACTGATGGCGTTGTCCTTGAGGAATTGCCGCAGGATGTTCAGTTCACCAGTTGTGATGATCCCCTCCTGCAACTTCTCCATCAGGTGACGAGCCAAACCGTCGTGCAGGTCCGACAGCAGCTCTTGGATGTCCTTGGCCATTGGGCCAGTCGTCAGCGTGATGACCAAGCCTAGAGCTGGTCACCGTCAACACTTCGCACCTTCTCCAGCCAAGGCTTCAAGACGAGTGCATTTACCTTGGGGCCACCGGCCACCTCGAGCAGCAACGATAGAGTGAAGACGTGCCTGCCGGGTTGCTCAGCCTCCAGGGTCCGCAGCAGCGGCAGCCACTTCGGCTCAGGGACGGTGGTCATGCCGGTCGTGACGGGAGGCAGGTTACAGGCAGCAGAGACCCCTTTAGCCCCGGTGCGCACCAGAGGGGTGGATCTCCTGTCACACAACACGTCGGGCCCTGCAGCTGATTGGCTGTCCGCTCATGCCGTGTGCTCACTCCAGGCTACATCCCCGTAAGCCGGCAGCATCTGCTTCGCCCTCCCCGATGGCAGCAACGCAGGACCCATCACCTCGATCGCTTCCCGCTGTGCTTCCAGGTGGTCGGGATGGGTCACCCGATACTTCCGCTTCCAGCTCCCCTTCCCCGTAGGGACCAGGTACAGACAGCTGATCAACCCATCGTCCAGCAAACGATCAATAGCCTGCAGGACAGTCGCTTTGCCCAGGTGACAAAGGTCAGCAATCCCTTTATGGCTCAGCTCCGTCGTCCCTCCGCAATTCCCACGCTGGTCATGCCAAGCCGCCTCCCACATCACCCCGTAGACCAAGCCGCAAGCACTTCCCAATGCCAACGCTTCCCGCATTGCCGGACAGGCTTCAACCAGTAAAGCCGCCATAGGGTTCTGCTCAGAACACAGATAAATCATAGGACGACCCTCCGGTCCCCCATGGCGGGAAGGACACCTCCTCCCAGTAGTCGAGCTTGGCTCGACGGAACAGGTTGACCGCGAAGCAAGGGAGCGAAGGCCGCCGGTAGGCGGGCAAAGCGACCTCCCCACTAAAGGGTCCTTGGTTTTATTGTTGATGACAAGTCAGTAGTTATCCTTACTAACCATACAAAACCTCCCACCCATAGTGAGTGAAGTTCTCCTTGGATGGAAAATCTTCCCCTTTCTTAGTTTAACTAAGCTAAGGAGTACACAGGTAAATTTATACAAACCTGGGGAAAAGCCAAGGAAAGCACTTTTTAGGTAGAAAAACCCGAGGGGGTAACTATTTGGGCGGAAAAATGTGAGGGAGACTCGGTTTTAGGTAGAAAAACCTGAGGGGAAGACCTTTTGGCGGAAAAATGTGAGGGGCTTACGCATACTGCGGTGGCGGCGTCTACCCCCCATAGGGGTCCTGGCCATCCCTGAGAACCAAGGGGGGAGGGGTGCCCTGTGTCCATCCTGCGTACCTGCTCTGTACACAGGTACGCAAGGACCGAAAGGCCTTGCCATCACTGGAGCGGAAGGTGTCCACACTATCCAGTGGACACAAGGTGGACACGGCAGGGCAACAGGAGGCCCCACAAGGGCCGATGGAGGGGTGCCCGGGTCGATCCACCCACCACCGGCGGGAGGGGCCCTGCAGGGTCGGCAAGGCAGCAGGTGGCGCGTTGTCTGCCCTGCGCCCCGCCGGCGTTTTCGGATCACCCAAGGGCGCTTGCGGCGTTTTCAAATCACCCAAGGGCGCTTACGCCGTTTGGGGATCGTCCAATCAGCCCTCGATCCACCTAGGGGAGCGCAAACATCACCAGCACCACCCAGGACCGGCAGGAAGGCCAACAAAAAGCCCCGCCGGTCCTGGTGGACTGACGGGGCAGTGTGCAGCCCTTGTGGGGCATCAGGGAGGGAGGGGCGGACCGGGTGACCCTATGGGTCTGACGTAGGGCTGGCTACCGCTGTTTGTGACGGGTTGGTGGGCGAGTTCATCAAGGGCCAGCCACCACAGGCCAGCTGATAGGGCAAGGACGACGAGGGTACGCATCAGGAGCCCTGGGCTTGATATGTGCAAATCCAGTAGTAGCCATCAGCATCGTGGCCACGCGCAACAATCACCAAGGAGGCAAATTTCCAGACTTTGAGGATGGCATCAGCTGCGACCCTGTGATTCTCCTCAGGGGAAAGGTTGTAGTCCCAGGAAAGAGTGACGCGGTAATTGAGTCCAGTGTCTCGCTTGTGAACGGCCACAATGCGAGAGCCGCGGTGATTGGTCGGCCCTTTATAGCGGGTAATGATCACCGGGCCTTGAGGTAGAAGGGAAGTCATGGGAGGAAGGAAAGGGAGGAAAGGGAGAGAAGGGAGATCAAACCGGTAGCCAAGCATCAACACGGCGACGACTGGCGCCATGGGCACGGAACGCCACGATCACCTCTTGGGGTCTGGCATGGCACAGCTGACAGCGCTGGCATGTCATCCCTTCGTGGATCTGAGCAGGGCAAGTGACGACCCGGTTCCCGTCAGGTGATTGCCAGAAACGGCGGGTGTCAGTGGATGGCACAACCACCACGGCTCGCAAGCCACGGGATACGGCAGCATCTGCAGCCTCGATCGTTTCAGTGGATGCATTCACGGTGAAGCCCTGGGCAGTAGCTGCCTTGAATGCCTCAACCACAGCACGGGTGAGGGGGTGGTGGGAGAAGGTAAACCCTCGTTTGCCACGGCTTGCCGTCACCAACTGTTTGAGGGCAGTCCGTCCGGCGATGGTGGACGGGTCCTGTAGATCGCCGGCTTGGTTGTGGCGCCACAGCTGGCGATGAGGCAGGGATCGGATCAGCCGGAGGAAGTCAGGCCAGGACACGCCACGATGCCCATTGCTGACAGCTGCCCAATGAAGGGCAAGCGGTCCGGCAGTGGCATAACAACCGCCACCATCACGGAATGGGCAGGAAGAGGGGCAAAGGTGAACGGGTGATGTGCTGACAGGGATTGGTCCCGTCTTGCTGTTACTGGAAACAGTAGTGAGATGAAAAAGCATGGTTCGACGTTTGAGAATCATTGATGGGGCGACCATTGGCCCGGTCACCTAGGGCATTCAGTCAGACAAGACCAAGGATGTGCAGCCAAGAATCAGGCGCGTCTGGTTCAACGGTCCGACCGTCTGGTGTTTCACAGACAGAGTCCAGGGTCCATGCCTGAAGCTCCGCATCGGTAGGGGCTGGCCACCATTGGCGGCGCCATCGGATGGTTGCAGCACCACCACCGCGAACGGACAGGCCCCGGCCGATGGCCAGACCTAGAGCCGTGGCGGTGCCTTCGTCTGCCGGATCGGTGCCGACGGTCCAAGGATCACGGATTCCACGGATCACAGCGCTCCACTCGTCACAGTGTGGCCAGGACCGGGTCGCCGCTGGATCAATCAAGCCGATCCGTTCATCCCATGCACGGGCCAGGGCGATGGCGTCTCGCTTCGACATAGGCAGGCGTGAGGCCGCGGCCATACCGGTTACTAGGTGCGTGAGGGTCCAGCACCCACGCTGTGGTTTGGCACCATCAGCACCAGCCGGAGGAGTGACGGCAACGAACCGACCGCACCAGACCGGCGTCACGTCGACGCGCACTTCGCCTCCGTCGCGGATGGTGACAGGAACGGAGATAGGGGAAAGGGTCGACATCGAATCAGGCCCCCACGGTGGAGAGGATCAGGACCTGACGCATCGCATGTCGGGAGCGATCAGCGATCACGGCAGCAGATAGGCCGGAGCGCTGCCAGCGTGCGACACGCTGAGCAGGTGACTCGGCCGCCCATAGCAAGACAATCAGCGGCAGGAGGGCCAGGGCCAGGGCCCAAGCGAGGAAGGAAACGAGGGAAGACATCAGGGGAACAGCAATGGGATTCGATCCGCAGTGGATCGGTCCTCACTATAGAGAATCGGCAACGGTGAATAAAGGAAACCCGTATGGAAGAGGCACACTGTTACAACACTTAACAATGGCACCAGACCGAGCGGACCGGCGCAGGGCGGGCAGGGCGGGCAGGGCGGGCAGGGCGGGCAGGGCGGGCAGGGCGGGCAGGGCGGGGGGTCCGCCACCACCTGTGTTGGTACCAGTCCTGTGTTGGCACGGAACCACCGACTGTTACGGATTACAACAGGGCCACCCTGCCTGGAGGGGTAGGCGTGCAAGCTGGGCCAGTCCACCCCGCCGAATAATGGCACTACCTATTCACGCAGATCCTTCTGTGTTGGCCGAGATCCACAGCACACTGCTACAACAAGCAGCCCGTCTGTTTGCCATCGGCTACAAAGATGAATCCGATTCTGTGTTGGCAACAACCAAGGTTCTCTCTACTCACATTGAACTGATCTCCAATGAACTTACCTAAAGAATACGAATTGCTTGAGATGTATCGGCAGTGGTGGCATGACAGCTACGGCACCCAGCCCAACAACCAAGCAGCAATCATGGCTGCATCATTCACGGCGCACGTCCTCAAGTCCATCGCCAAGCCATCGCCAGCGGTCACTCAGGAAATGGTGGAGCGTTGGCACACCACTGCCACTGCTGAAGATGATGAGCCTGGCCTTGGACTGAACAGCTGCTGGCACCGCTTTGCTGTGTTGGTAGCCACTGAACTGGTGGCCCAATGACACACGATCCCGTCAGTCATCCCGACCATTACACCAGTGGAAGCATTGAGTGTATTGATGCAATCAGGTCAGCCCTCACACCGGAAGAATTTCGCGGTTACCTCAAGGGCAACATCATCAAGTACATCTGGAGGGAAAGACTCAAGGGACAGAATGAGTCACTAAACAAAGCTGGCTGGTACCTCGACTATTTACTTTTGCAAGATTTCAATGACTGACCAACAACGCCCACTTACCCCACCGCCGGAGCTGGTTGAGCAGTGGATCAACGAGGAAGATGGCTTCACTGCGGGGCACATCGCAACCCGCGCCGCTCAATGGGGCGCCGACCAGGAGCTGGAGGCGTGTTGCCTGGAGCTTGTGGACGGAATCGGCAGGCTTCATGCTGAGTTTCCATCTTGTCTTGCCGAGGACATTCGCGCCGCCCGCCGCCCCAAGCCGCCGACTCTGAACAGCATTGCCCTGCAGATGCTGGGCACCATCGAGCGTGACGCTTACTACCTGCCTGAGATCACCGACACCATCCGCAAAGCACTGGAGCAACTTGATGACTGACCTCATGCTTACCCGAAACACCGACAAACTCCGCCAGGAAGTAGCAGCGCACGTTGCTGCTGATTCTATTGTGCAAGGCACTTATTGGGATACAGAAGACAACAAAGGCTGTTTTATTGGTTGCCTTGCTAAGGCTGATGACCCAGCAATCAACGAAACTGCTTATGGCTTGCCCGTGATGGTGCAGCGCATTGCTGAGAACATCTTTGAAGCATTGCCTGCTGATGAAGCTAAAGCATTCTTTGCTGCATTGCCAGATGCGGTGGGTTGCGATGGCAAGGATCTAAGCAAAGTTGGGTGGCAGTTCTTGGCTGCTGAGTTGCGTAGCCTGCCTGAGCAATCTGCTGAGATTCAAGCAGTCATTGATCCGGTAATTGCAGGCATGGATTTGCTTGCCAGTGGCCAGGTTTGGCCTGCTGCTCGTGTTGCTTGGGCTGCTGCTGCTGCTGCTGGTGCTGCTGCTGCTGCTGATGCTGTTGATGCTGCTGCTGATGCTGCTGCTCTTGTTGCTGTTGCTGATGCTGCTGCTGCTGCTGGTGCTGCTGCTGCTGCTCGTGTTGCTGCTCGTGCTGCTGCTCGTGTTGCTTGGGCTGCTGCTGCTGCTGCTGCTGCTCGTGTTGCTCGACTGCGGCAACGTGATCTGCTGCTGCGGCTAATCAGTGAGGCACCAGTGGTGGAGGCAAGCCGTGGCTGACCTTTCCCCGCAGGCGCAGGCGGTGCTGGATGCGTTCCGTGCTGTGCCGGACCTGCGTGATTGTCCCAGTATTGCCGCCGCCCTCCGCGCTGCTGCGGATCAGGTGGTGCCGGAGCTTGGCAGGCCCCGCACGGCAGACGAGCGCACTTTGTACCACGAAGGACGACTTGATGCGGTCATTCGGCACAGGCAACAATTCCTCGCCATCGCCGCCGAGCTGGAGAACCACCAATGACTGACCGTCATTCCGTTGTGACTGGTGTACGCATGACCGGGCAGGATCGAGCAATCGCACTGCGCTTGGGCAACGGCAACATGAGTGATGGCGTGCGTCTTGCCTTGCGCTTCACAGCCAAGGAAAGCCTCATTGCCACACCGCTGTCTGCCATTCTTCGGTCTGCTGCCTATCGGGCTCAGGTCCTGGAGTACCAGCTGAGGAACCATGACTGACACACAGAGGCGACGAGGAAAAGATGCTGGCTTTGTGCTGGTATTCGCCGACGACACGTTCACTCCACCCAACCTTGGGGAGGGGATAAGTCGAACCTCCAACCCAAGGGCCCGACTCTGGAAGGTGAAGGTGTCCTTCGCTGACGCCTTGCCCATGTCAACCACCGTGTTGGCAACCAGCCAGAAGGAGGCGGTTCGCTTCACCAAGAACCGCTACCCCGCATCCACTTCAATCATCTGCACAGGAAAAGCATGAGCACTCAAGCCTTTGACGTCGACGACGTGATGCCCACGCTCGAGGATGCCGACAGCGATCTGAAGGTGAACTGGTTTCACCCTCGCTTTGGCTGGGTTCAGGGTCACTGGGAGTTTCCCTGCTACTCAGACAGCACCCACTGGGCGCGACTGCCTGAGCGCCCTTCTGCCGTGGATCCCGAGGAAAAGATCAACGCTGCCTTTGACGCATGGATCGCCACGTTCCCAACCGAGTTCGAGGAATCAGCTAAGGCCCTGCTCAAGACTGGATTCCGTGCTGGTCTGAAGCGTGCCAAGCGTGGCTACTGACATGGGCTACACCGACGAGCAGATCAAGGAGCAACTGATCCTTGAGCAAGAGATGCTGGCCCTCGGTGCTGATGCCTACGACACCAGGCTCAGGCTCAACAAGCAGAAGCGACGGGAGTCACTCAGTCCACCCGGCAACAAGCTGGCCGCGGCTGGTGTCGGCAAGCTATGCGATGCGATCGAAGCCCTGCTTGATCACCTGGAAAACGGCAAGGCCTACAAGTGGGCGGCCTACCTGCACCCACTGAAGGAACTCACCGCTGAACAGATTGCCGGGACCACCATGCGTGTGGCCCTGGACAAGATCAGCCAGCACCGCAAGGCCAATGCCATGGCCCTCGAGATTGGCGCTGCCCTGTGGGCGGAGGCCATGCTTGGCAAGGCTGGTCACTTCGATCTGGTTGACCACCTTGCCGTCAAGCGGTGGCGCAACAAGAGCGAGAAACGGGCCGACATTCTGCAGATGGAGACCACCACCATCTGGTCCCTGCGTGAGCGCCAGTCCATCGGTCTTGTCCTGCTGCAACTGCTGGTGTTCCACACCGGCATCGTGCAACTGACGACCGTGCAGCAGGGGCTAAAGCGCACACGGATCGTGTCGATCACGCCGGAAGCTTTTGAGTGGTTGGAGACGGGGCACGCCAAGCACCGCCTCCTCTGCCCAATGCGGCTGCCGATGCTGATCAAGCCGCAGCCTTGGACGAACCTCCACAATGGCGGGTACCTGACCGACATCCCAGGCAACACCCTGATCAAGGATGCCAAGGCAAGCAGGGATCACACCACTGGCAAGGAGCCGTTCCTGCAGGCCGCCAACCTGCAGCAGGAGGTGGGCTGGCAGATCAACAGATGGTTGCTCGAGCAGGCCAACCATGCCTGGTCACAGGGCCTGGGGATTGGAAGCATGGTGCCCAGTCAGGGGTACGAAATGCCTCCATTCCCCAAGCATCTGCCACCCACCCACATGGACGTCACCCAGTGGAAGCACAACGCCCGGGTGATCCACGAGAAGAACGACGCTGAGAAGAGCCAGCGGGTTCAGATCCTCAAGGCCC